TTGACTTTAAAACTCTAAGACGAAACTTAGTCATTTCTTCTAGAAACTTTTTATTGTCAACATAATGTTGGGTTACTTTTTTCTTCTTCATAGTTTAATTCCTAATGTTATTAAAATTCCTAGTAATAACATAATTATAATTAGTAGTTCAAGTGCCATAAAAGTATGATACCAAATCCATCTAGTCTTGTATGCATTGTCTATGTTTATCTCACCTGGGTCAGGTTCTTGATAATCAGTAATATCTGTTTTCGGATTTTGTTTCCAAAGTATATTAATCATTCTTTTAAACATACTCATATTATAACATTTTTAAAGGCAATAGTCAAGCGCCTAATTCATTCTTCCTGTATTAGTTCGTTTATTGAAACTATACCAACCGGTCATAATATATTTTTCTTGCGTTGGTGAAATAATTCCTTTGTGTGTCCACGGCCAATCACACGGCCAGATAACAGTTTTTCCCTTAACAGCATTGATTGTTTTGTTTTGATGTACGAAATGGGTACCGCCTTCGTCTGTTACCGTGTTTAAATAAGTCATAAATACCAAAAGTCTAGATGATTGTGGTTCTTCTTCACTTGATCTCTCACAATGATAGGTCTTAAATCCACCGCCAGCAGGATAATATTGTAAATTTGTTGGTTCTCTCACATCAAAGGTAACCCTCTCTCCTATGACTCTAGGGTATTCTTGAACATATTTTTTAGTGCATTTATGCAATTCAAATAAATATCTGTCGTATATATGTTTAAAATGTAGGTAATCTTGTGGTACGGTTGTATTAGAATCAAATAAAAAAGGTGAGAAACCTAAGTCGATTGATTCTTTGTGTTCAGTTCTTATTTGACCTTGTACTCCTACAGCACCGGGTTTCTTTGAGTACCAAGGATTATCATCTGTTTTTTCAGTAGAAGATGTTTTATGAAAAAACTCAATTAAATCATCACATAGTTCTTCGTTTATTGTATATTCTTTAATAAAAGATAAATCTGTTTTATCTTCACTCGCTAGTTTGTCTGCTAGTTCGTAATCTTTTTCTGATGGGAATGGTTTTTCGCTTGACATATAATAAATCAGGTGTTATAATACCCTTGTGGGTTGCTTCAGAGTAGTATTGATTCTAGTGTATTGTTTTCTTCTTAGGATCATATAGTTCGGAATCATAATCACTTAACTCTTCATTGGCATTTAATTCATCTAAGTTTTCTAACATATCGGCGGCCCGCTGAATATCTTTTTCTGTAAGAGGAGGAAGACTTTCTTTCAACTTAGCACGATCTTTAACTTTACCTAGTATTATCTTGTAATACTTCTTCATATCATCAGCAACATTACAAATGGTAATTATTCTTTCTTTTGGTATAGAGAATACTTTGTCATTTGCAAACTGCATCCATGGTCTTAGAGAAGTAAAATCTTCTACTAAACCTGCGGCGACCGGTCTGCTGTTCATCATTATTTCTAAGGGTTCGTCTATCCTTAAAAATGTTGAATCTTCATCTGTTAAACCAATGTTACCAATAAGTTCGGTACCATCAGATAACTTGACTAATCGTAAACTTGTTTCTTTACTCATACTATAATATTTATATTGGTTGCTACTCTTATCTTCTCATCTGTTTGATAAATCTGCCTATGTAGTGTGTGACCATTAAATATAACTAATCTATTCGCCTTTGATTGTACCACTTCTCCGTCTTGAAAACAAGTACCACCATTAGTAGTATTGATGTAATATATTATTGTTGTATATTCAAAATCAAATCCGTGGTCGTTGTGCAATCCTGCACCATCAACTTTAAGAAAAGAATAGTTTGAGTCCATACGAGGTAGTAAATTAGTTCTAGCGGTTATTATTTCTTTGTAATCAATTCTCTCAAGTATAGGTTCTACCGCTGTTATATAAGAAGATAGTTTCATTTTAGGATTATAAACTTGTTGAAAGAAAAAACTACTAGGGTCCTGTGGTACAGACTTATAAGTCCACTTTGATTCTTCAGTCATAAACAAATTATAGTTTTCTTGCCACTTATCGTGTGGTAAAAAATCGTCAATAATTTTCATTATAATTCCACATTATGCATTTCGTATTCGAACTGCTCTTCGTTATAAATTTTAACTCTCTCTTGAAAATGTTTTAGGGTGTAGTTTTCTCGATCTCGGTGTGTGAGATCATCTGATATATCGTAAAGTTTAGCGTGTGTCTTAGAGTCACCAAGTCTTAACCCACGACCAATAGATTGTAGATTTCTTATACGAGACTTACTAGGACTTGCGAATACAACATTGTGTAAATTCCTAATATTAATACCAGTGGAGAAAGTTCCATAACTAGCGATAATAATAGCGTCAGACTCTTTTTCAGTAATTGCCCTAACTTCTTCCCGTTCAGCAGCGGATACGCCACCATGTATAAAAAAGACTTTGCGGTCATTTTTTACTTTGTCCTTTATTAGATTATATAGTATCTCGCCGTGTTTTTCTACTAGTTGGTAAAGGCAGAGTGTATTACCAGTAGTTCGAATACACAGATTACGAATGAAATTATTTCGAACCGGTGACCCGACAATGTATTCAATTTCTTCTTGATAACTTTTGTCATATAGATACTTACTATCTTCTTTCTTGTGTTTTAAAATTAAACATCTTATAGTTAGATTAGCAACCTGTTTTCTTTCAATTAAGTCTTTGGTTGTCGTAACCTTATTTGCAATACCAAACAAACCCTCTAATACTAACTTATGTGTTAATGTACCATCGAGTGTCCCAGTCAGACCAATCCTGTACTTACAATTTGTAAGTTTAGTCATAATGCTGGTTAATGATTTACTCTTGAATAAGTGTGCCTCATCACCAAACACCGCACCAAAATCGGAAAAAAATTCGTTTGACATATTATATATACTTTGCCATGTGCTGACCACGATCTTTTTACTTGTCACCTTGTCATACTTCGCATATATTCGATCAACATTTTTTACAACATTATATCCGTATGATTTAAAGTCACCATACATCTGTTCTACAAGTGAGGTTGTGGGTACAATAATCAAAACTCTATTTCTTTTCTTATCGTCTTTTAACAAGTGTGAGTAATATCTAAGTAAGGCATATATGATGAACGACTTACCACTTGCAGTAGGACTAACTAATAATGTTCTATTGAATTTTAACGCTGTGTGTACAGCACTTACTTGGTAATCTCTTGCTTCAAATGCCTGCCCTAAGTTATTACAAAACTTTTCAACAATATCTATATCAGTTTTGTTAACAACCCCAACATCTTTACCTGCAACTATTGGTAGGTCTCGTTCTTCAGCGAATGCTTTTATATAAGGATATAGACCCAAATACATCTCTTTTGTTTTTTGTGAAAATAATCTGATCTTACCATCCCACTTACGACTTCGATATGCTGGCATAAACTTATAACCAGGAACTTCAAATGTAAAGAATTCTGATAATTCTCTAGAGACATCTGGTTCAGCGTCTATTGTTAAATAGACATCATTCTTTTTTTCAATAATTAAGGTCATAGAGCGCCACTAGTAAACCTTCTCCACTCGATTGCGTTCTTGATTGTAAATGACCTATTGTTTATCATTCTTAAAATCTGTTCTAGATAGTTCACTATTGCTTCTTGATATACTACTTTTGCTTGTATCTTTTGTAAATCTTCATCAGCATTTATGTATATGTGAACATCTGCTTTTAATACTTTTAGATCAAAGGGTTTCTCTTTATACACACTAGGGTCTGATTTACCTGTATAATATTCCCACTTCTCTCTATTCAAAGTTCTTTCTTCCCATTGAGATTTTTTCAATAGTAGATTAAACTTATTATAGTATTGTAGATATTTGTTATGTAAGATTGGTGTCTTTAAAGATTCAGTATCTAATTCTGTATCGTCAATTACTAAATCCTTGTCGGCTTCTGCCTGTAATTCTTCTAATGTCATAGTATAATTATATCACCTTTTGGGTGAAAAGTCAATGTTTATGTTGTACTTATTTGATTTATTGTATACCCAAGATAAGAAAAACTAGCACTACAAGTTATGTAATCTACATCTGATCCTATTATACTGTAATCTAATCCTGATATGCTTGTTGGGAATACATTTTTAAATCGTATCTCGGTCTTTGGTATATTCTTACTGTTTAATATAGT